AAGAACGTTGCCAGGATAACGAGCAACTTCGCGGAAGTCGCTGTTCTGACGCAGGTGCATCAGGAAGGTCGGATCGCAAACGCAGCGATAGAAACCGTCCTGGAAGGTGGGGGTGTTCCGCTTACGCAGGCTCTTCACCACGCGCAGCAGGTCATCCTTAACGTCGAACTTAGCTTGCTCGGCGTTGGTGTAGGTCAGAGCACCAGTGGCGAGATCACCAGGGAAGTAGTAACCGCCTTGGGTATCAGAAGCCTGACCTTTGGAAACAGCCTTCAGGAGTTCGTTGATGAACACCCGGTCGCGCCAACGACGATAGTCGTCGAGCAGAGTCAGGCTGCCAATCGATTGGTGGAAGGTGGTGAGGTTGCCAGTGTCCAGCAGCAGGCGCTGGGCAGTGATCAGGGTCTCACGCGCAATCTTGAAGGTGCTGGGCTGAGTAGGATCACTCGGGTCAGCAGGGCCGGTGTACTCGCGAAGCGTCACGAGCACCTTATCCTTCACGATATTGCGGCTGTTAGCAGTACCGATGGTCTGCTCAGCAGTACGCTCGCGAGATTCTTTGGAGCCGGGGTTACCGAAGAAGCGGTAACGATCAAGCTGTACAGTCTGGCCGGGCTGCTTCGAGAAATCGTGAACAACCACGGGTTCCGCAGCCATCTCGACGATGTATGCGGGGTGGGGACGGTACAGTTCAGCACCAAGAATCTTCGGGAAATCATTATCGATGAACATCGATAATATCCAGAAGAAACTACAAAGTTAATCTTAAAACCTGATAAGCCTTAAGAGAAACAAAGTTGTCGCACTCTTAGTGGTTTAAATCTTAGTCCCAGGACTAAACCTGCGCACCATGTTGCGTACACCTTCACCAAGCACACCGTATACGGAGCCGTAGTTCGGAACATACCTTAACGATTTACCGCGATAGCTGTTACGAACCGGCTGACCCATCTGACCGGGAACACCTGTATAACGAGTCTCAGTAAAACTTTGACAATAAATAGGGTAGTGATATACCCACGCGGCACGTGACCCCGACGTGTCGTTAGTGGGGTTAGTGAGTGTGGGAGAAGCAATCGCAGGGTGAGTGACACCCCCTCCGGTAATGCCACCCCCGTCTAACGTATTGTCGTTTGAGCTAGGAGTTTGAAAGGGAGAATAAAGTTGATTATCAGGTACTTGCTCACCGTACCAAATGTGCGTACCAAAGTTACGTAAACCAGCTTCAGGTCCATAAGCAGTCTGAACACTCGCGTTAGCGGTGCTGTAAAGGCCTTGCGCACGGAAGCCCACATAACTGTCTAACAACCCAGACGCATGAGGCTGAGTGTTTTCGTAGTTAGTCCAGTACCCAGAAATAGCCGGAGGTACGGCACGCCAATCCGTCGTGAAATAGCCGCTGATGTTTGGAGGCCCTACAGGAATACGACCAAAATCAGCACCTTCGTCATTTACTCCGTACCAAGTCTGCTGAACACCAGACGGAGGTACATATCCGCTAGAAACAGTTAAATAAGTATCGGTCAGATTGAGATTGTCACCAGTCCGTTGAGGGCCAGACTGAATCGGGTGATAAAGATTCTTATCGTATTTCCAGTTAGTCTGCGGTGTGTATACCATAGTGCCACTCCAGCTTATTTAATTGTACTTGCTCTAAAATATTTAAGAGCTTTGTAAGGGCGGATGTCTTCCCACATTGAGAGAGCCCTTACAATGTTTTTTGAAGATCCAGAAGCGTCTATAGCCTGTTTCTCGGGTTCAATTACCGAAAGTCTTACGCACCCACGAGGGATTAAAAAAGTAATTCCTTACTTAATCAAAGCTTCTATTGTTGGTTACATGCTGGCGACTTTTGTAAGTCCAGCGATTGAGGAAAGATTTAAACTTACAAAAAACGAGGCCATTGCGACCTCGTTCATCATCGGTTACGCAGGAATTCGAATCTTGGCTGCGGCTGAGAAAATCGCAGAAAAAGAAGTCGAACGTCGCTTCGGAAAAGACAAAGAAATTAGTTAATTACAACAGAGTCCTCAAAAGTATCAGTTTGTATCGGTTCTTCCTGAACTGGAGCGGACTCAACAACAGGAGTTACGGGGACTTCTTCCTTCTTAACTTCTTGTTTCCGTGGACGGTATTCGAGTGAACGCATGTTACCTCTAAAGCTATTGAAAGATTAGCAAAATAAAAGCCCCCTTAGGAGGGGGCCTTTATGTAGGTTTAGATCAGGCAGGATCCATGAACAGGAGCTTGCTGCGCATGGCCTCAGGACCCATTTGCTGAAGCACACGCCAAGCGTTCTCAGGGCTCCGGTTCATGACGTCGCTGAACTGCTCCCACTGTTGCTGAGGAGCAGGACCATTAGCCGTACCGCCTGCATTAGCAGGAGGAGCAGGCATGTCATAGCGGGGCTGATAAGCCTGAGCCTGTTGCTGATAGCTAGCAGTGTCACCGTCGATGTCCACGGGGACAACCTCCGTGAAATAACGATCGGTGTAGTTAGCCAGATGATCAGGATCAGTCAGAATCGTCTGCATCGCATCGTGGCGAGCAGACAAAACATCCATCTTCTGAGCCTGGTCGATCAGAAGATCTTCGAGCGAACAGGCATACTGATTCAGGATGCCGGGAGCTTCAATCCCGAAGTGATTAACGACCTCGGCGGTTACGGGGCTTACGCTCGTTTGCGGGGCCGTAGAAATTTGCGAGGAAGTTTGGGTCGGTGAAGCGCTGGTAAACGAGGTCGGCGCTACCTGCTGTTCCTGGTAAGCCCAGGGTTGGGCCTGTAAATTCTGACTGCTCAGTTGAGTAGCCAGTTGCGGAGTTGCCTGGTAAGGCGACTGTTGACCCTGGCTGAGGGACTGAGAGTTCACCTGAGACAGCACCCGCTCCAGAGAGCCCATCGCTGCTTCCCAAGGATTGCTCGGGGAGGATTGCGACGTTAACTGGTTGTACTGGTTGCTGATAGAAGGGGCCGTAGCCTGTTGTACCTGCGACGGCGGTTGGGCTGTAGGTACCGAAGCTACCGCCGGGGTAGAGGTTTGCGCCACCCACTGCGGGTAGGCGGTTGAGCCCTGGTCCGTTGATACCGCCGGGGCTGCCGCCGGGGAGACCGGGCTCGGGGTCGAAGCTTGGATCTGCTGGCTCATAGCTACCCGAGTAAGTTAGTTCTTCCGCGAGGTGGTCGAATGTCCTGTAAAGGAGCGGAGTTATGTTCAGTCTAGGATCAGCCGCAAGTGGCTGATTAGGCGCAAGGGGATGCGGCGACTGCAACATCTGGCTTAATAATACCAGAAATTGTTGCATTGCTGATTGAGTTTGCTGCACCATGCGGAAGGGGAAACCCTTCAACATCTCAGCTCTCTCAGAGTCAGTTTTCTCAGGAAAAAGGAATTTAAGAGCTTCAATGCTGTCCACACCAAGCTCTTGAAGGTTACGAACAACGATCGACTTTTGGTTAATGTCGTAAGCCGTATCCTCGTAAACGTCGCCTTGATACCTGTAAGTAACAGTGCGATCTCCGTCTTCAGGTAGTCCAATAACTCCAGGAGGGACTTTATTTTCCTGTAGAGCTAGCTGGATCGTTTGAGTAACTTTGGCTTCAAACCGAGCTAAACCTTTACGGTATTTATCGAGATTTTCTTCTGTTTGTTCTTTAGGAGGATTTGGTTCTTTGAGTCCGGCAGCCGCAATAAACGACTCACGGAAAATTACTTCTTGGTGATAGATCATCATCTCCAGGAGACGATTAAACCCGTAAGTCAAGAAGCTTTTATTCTTACGAAGAGCCGTGGCTTGCGCCCGACCCATCAAACCTTTGATTTCAGTTGCAGTAGCACCAGCAGAAATCGAGATTTCGTCGACACCACCTAATGCTGTACGAATCTCCTCGCGTAAAAGAAGGGCATAACGGTTCATATCACCGTTAACCGGGTCGGGTGTCATATAACCCACGCGGTCAGACGGCTCAACGTTCGCGATAATGCGCGGAACACGCAAACCGCCGCCCATGCCAGCGCCAAACGGCTCACTTACGCGAGTCGAAGGGCTGTCAACACCTGAAAAACCGCTTTGACTGCTAATAGTTGGCCTAAAAGTGCTCCCAGCGTCACTAGCTTCGACCAGATCACTGCGTGGGCGTGAACTAATCAGCGTTGGGTTGCCAAAAAACTCAATATTTTTGGCGATATTACGAGTTAACTCGTCATGAAGCACAATTTGCTCCATAAACGGGTCAAATTCGCCCTCTCCCTCAGTACCACTAGCGTTTGGTTTGTTTAAAACCTCAACAGCGGC